TCCCGCACCATGCTTATCTACTCTGGCGACAAGATGATCCGACCACTGTTCGAGACCGCAGCTGGTGACGGCGAAGCCTACAAAGCCCTCGCCCAGGACATCAAATCCATCGCCGCGACCTACGGCAAGCTATCCTTCGCAGACGATGCCGCCGCCGCAATTACCGAGTGGCACATGATGGACGGCCCGCCTAAGCCCGACCACCCGAAGCTACAGAACTACGCAACTCGGCGCACCCTGCACCTCCTCAAGCTGTGCATGGTCGCCTGCGTTTCCGCCGGAGAGCGCATGACCATTTCCCTCGAACACTACTCAACCGCGCTAAGCTGGCTGATTGAGGCCGAACACTACATGCCCGACATCTTCAAGTCCATGGCCAACTCAGGCGATGCCAAGGTGATTGAGGAGTGTTGGTTCTTCACCTACCAACTCTACACACGAAGCAAAGAACCTGTCCCCGAAGCTAAAATCTACCAGTTCCTGCAACAACGCGTCCCCTCCCACAGCGTCGAGAACATCGCCAACATCATGGTGAAGGCGCGGCTGCTGCAGGAGATTACAGTCAACAAAGTCGGCCGGTGCTTCAAGCCGATGGAAAAACACTCAATGCAATAGGAGATCAAAATGGACATCGACGCAATCAAAGCCGACCGGGAAGTCGGAACGCCGGGGAAATGGTCCGACAAAGAGACTAAGCACAACGAGTGGAGTATTTCACATGATGATGACTGCATGTGGTGCTTCGTAGGGCCAGAAGGGAAGAACCCAGTCGTTGCAGTAATCATGCTGTCAAATGTGTATCGCGCTGGACATAGGCTAGATGCCAACGCCCGCCGCATTGCCCGCGTCCCTGAGTTAGAGGACGCCGTGATTGCCCTGACCGCCCGCGTGGCGGAAATGCGTGAGGCGCTTGGCGACATGGTTGATCTGTTTTCCGCAGACAACATTTTGCGGAAAGGGACGCATCTCAACGCCACGCTACAGTTGGCTAGGATTGCTCTCGCCAAGCCCGGTTACAACGAATATGGCGGTTTAGTGACGTGGTGCGACAACTGCGATGCGCACGGCCCGTCAAGTGAAGCCGACGCGGCGCAAATCATCGCCGCATGGAACACCCGGCCCGCGCCGAAGGTGAAGCCGATGGAATGGCACCACGACACAGACGAGCCGGAGGATTTTTCTGCGTTGTCGGCTGTCGGGTGGTATTGCATCGAATCCACGCACGGCAATGACAATTACCGCTGGACTGTAAGCGTCGTCGGCGGTGAATTGGTCGGTGTCTATGACGATCCCGACATTGCCAAAGCCGCCGCGCAGGCCGACTATAGCGCCCGCATTCTTGCCGCGTTGATGATGGAATGACGGTCTAGCGAAAACCGTTGTAGGGGCTGCGGTAGGGGCCGGAAAATCCAGAAAATCCCGGCGCGTTGAAAACAAAGGATAAAGTGCAAAATGATGGTGCGGATGAAAAGAACCCACATAATGAATCACGCCCTTGATAAACAAGGCATAACGCGCAACAGTCGCCAAGCGCGGCAATGGCTTGCGGGCTGCAAAATGACGCAGGCCGGATCAGGACGGATCAGCACAGCGCAAGGCGTTGTAGGGGCTGAACGGGGGGCTGGAAATGAGTGACGCACCGGAACGGATATGGCTGCAACGGCTTGGCGACGGGTTCAACCCTGTCTGGGGCCGCGATATTCCGGCAGGCTTAAACGTTGAATTTGTCCGCGCCGACATTCACGACGCCGCACTGGCGCGTATGAAGGCGTTGGAAGCTGCGCTTATTAATGAACGCCGGGACACGCTATGGAATGCCTACGGGTGTGGCATTGAACGCGACGGGAAATGGATGGATGCCGGAATGAGCGATGCCGAATGGCTGCGCCATGAATGCGGCATAGATGATGGATGGGTTGACGCTGATCTAGTCAAGGTCCGCATAGAGGGCGCGACTGTTCGCGTCCTAAACTATATCGACTAGCCATGACCCGCGCCCGCAACCTCTTGTCAACGATACAGGTCAACGCCGCGCCGCCGGGCAAACTGTCCGATGGCGCGGGTTTGACTCTGGAAAAGTCGGCAACAGGTGGCAAATGGATTTGGCGATACAGCTTCACCGGCCAGCGCCGGGAAATGGGCTTAGGCGCGTGGCCTGAGACAACCATCGCAGCGGCCCGCAAAGCGCGTGACAGGTGGGCCGCGATACTTGCGCAGGGGTTGGACCCCATAACCGAGAGAACGCGCCAGCGGGCCGCCACACGCGCGGAAATGGACAAGCGTGATCCGACATTCGCAGAAGTCGCGCAGATCGTCTTTGACGCCAAGAAAGCCGGGCTTCGTGGGGATGGTGAACGGGGCCGATGGTTCTCGCCGCTAGATCGCCACGTCCTGCCAAAGATCGGCAAAAAGCGCATATCCGCTATACATCAGACCGACATCAAAGCCGCGTTGGCCCCGATCTGGAAAACCAAAGCGCCCACGGCTGAAAAGGCTTTGCAGCGGATCAAGATCGTGTTGCATCAAGGGAAATTGATGGGATTGGGATGTGACCCGTTCGCCGCCGATGCCGCGCGACACATGCTGGGCGAAGTGCGGCGCAACGTGGTGCCAATACCCGCAACACCATGGCAGGACATACCCGCGCTATACGCAAGGCTAGACAGCCGCGCTGTGTCGTGTCTGGCGCTGCGTTGGATGATCCTGACATGCGTCCGGTCGGACGGTGCAAGGGGCGCGCGATTCAGCGAAATACAGGATGACGTCTGGACCGTTCCTGCTGACCGCATGAAAGGCCGTGAAGGGCAGGTGCGCCCGTTCCGTGTGCCGCTATCAACCGCCGCGCTGGACGTGCTGCAAGCCTGCCGGGATCAGGCGGAAAGCGATCTGCTGTTTCCTAGCTACAGGGCGAATAAGCCCATCAGCGACACGGCGATTGCCAAGATGCTGAACACCATTGGCGAGGCGGGCCGTCCGCATGGTTTCCGCACATCGTTTAGAACATGGGTGCAGGATACGGGCGCAACCTCATTCGACGTTGCCGAAACCGTTCTAGCACATCGCGTCGGGTCAATCGTGGAACGCAGTTACGCCCGTTCCGACATGCTGGAACAACGCAGGGTCATCATGGAACGGTGGGGCGCATACGTGACGCAAACGCCAGCGCAGGTTATCCAGATCAGGCGCTAAATGTCGGCGAACGCGGCGACGTTTGGTTAAATTGTCACGCCGCACTTTCGCGCAGCGAAACTTTCCAAATCGGACAACTGCCCGCCGGATGTCATAGAGCCACGGACCAGTAGGAAATAGATATTCCCGTTTAGAAAGAACGTGGTCCCCGCGCGGTTGCCGACATACAAGGTCGCATCGCTGTAGTTGCCAGTGCCTTGGTCAGTCGCATCTGTCGCTGCAACCCCGTTCCGTCGAATAGTTGTAGTATCCCCGCTGATTTTTGCCAAACCCGTGACAACTGCCGTGTCAGGGGCTGCGCCGGATGCTGTGAAGCTGGATACACTCGTTCCTGTCCCTCGACTTAGCATCTGATAATACTCGCTAGGGAACCTGGGGGACGCTAGATAGAATGCGCCAGTCGCGCCGCCCGCGTCAGGCCCAAGTTCAAGCGGGACCGTGACTGCGGCATCTGACAGCTTCCGAATGCCAAGGCAGAAAGTTACCTCATCTGTGCCCGTCATGTTTAATGTTGTTGAAGATGCGAACCCGTCATCCGTCCCATCGAATTGCAGCCAATGCAAGCCGCCGCTGGTTTTGTATAGCGGCTTTTTCCCAATGGCTGCGGTCAGAATGACATTCCCCTTTTGCCCGATCATCCGGCCAACTTCCTGACCATCCGCCGTTACCGGGGTTGTTCCTGCGCCGTCTTGGAATAGCCGCGACAAGTCAGACGGATCAAACCAGTCGCCGACTTCACCGGATGCGAACAAAACGCTAGGGCTAAAAGCGCCACTGCGTTGGTTGATCGGAAGCCCCATGCCTATTTTCATTTAGTAATACCTCACTATGACATATCCATAATCATCTATTGACCCGGAAGCCCCGTCATTGACCCGACCATGGACGCGGATTTTGGCGTTGTTGGCAGTGTCACAGAAGTGCATCAAAGGCGTTGCGCCGGAGTGCCCGACCGTTCGAGTTGTGCAAGGCGCGGTCAGGCTGATTGCAGAAATAAAGGTTTTTGATCCGTCGAAGTTTTCAACCTTATAGTTCCTGTCTTGGCCTGTTGCGCTGTTCGGTCCATCATAGACAAGCGTGATGCTTTCAATGACGCTGCCGATCGGCATATCAATTTCAAAGTATTGATAAACGTTGGCAAACCCGCACTCCAAGCCATTGACGGTGCCAGCGTTTTGATTGGAAAACACGGCAGACTTCAACGGTATTTCGGTGTTAGGGTAAACAGGTTGTGAGTAAGTTTCGCCTTCGACTTTCTCGACCCCGTAATATTCTTGGTCGATGACGGTCGGTTCGCGGCTGTTGCGAATGCTGACCTTGGGCCGCAGATATTCGCTGTTGTTCAAGCGGTCGGCGCGGATAATCATGTCCGCCAGCGCAGGCTGATAACAGTTGTCAAAAATCACTTTGACGCCGCCGCGCAGGTCTAGCAAACTTGCAGTTGTCAATTCACAGTTTAAAAAGACAACGCTCGGCGCTGCCTGAGTTGATTGGTATATATCGAATGTTGGGTGCGTTCCTGTGTTAACCAGTGCGCTAAAGTTGCATCCATCAAACACAACGCTGCCGTCGAGCGTCATTTCAAGCATTGTCATCGTGCCGGTCTGCCCGCCGATTGATTCAGGGTGAAAGCCCGAAATCAGAATATCGCGGTTATTGGTGCCGACCAAACCGCCAGCATCAGGCACATAGCGAATAAACGTCGACCCATCACAAAAAGACCCATACCCCCCATACCAGCGGACGTTGCCGCCGGCGATGATGTTGAACACTGTCCCTGTGCCGCTCAACACTGAACACGTGCAGCCCCAAAAGTTATGATTGACCGATTGTTGATTGTCGGCCCAGAAAAAATAGTTAGAACCCGTCACGTCAATTCTGCAATCACGCCATTGCGTTTCCGAACCAAGCCCAAGGCCCGTATCGGTTATATCAAGGTATCTGTCATACTCGCCAAAGATAAAAACCTTGTCGTGGTATAGCCACGCCCCACCTCCTGAGCCTGCGTTGCGATGCTTGATGAACCGCTTCGTATCCGTGCAGGATATGGTCATGTCCTCAAACGCCAGCCCTTGCAAGTATCCAGTATCGGCGGCATGTGATGACGCGGCTGCATCTGTCGTGTTGGAATAGATGAGTTCAGTCCCACGTATGCCAGCGCCTCTGAAAACAAGCCCCTCGGAAATGCCGGACGTAAAGGGATGCGTCAATGCGCCCGCTTCTGTGAATAGAATTTTGCCCCTCGGAAGCAGGATCGTGGGCATCAATGCCGGGGACCCAGATTCGGAAATGCCGCCGACCGCATCAGCAATCGTTACAGCAAGTTTCAAAACGTCGGTATCATCAGCCAGACCATCCGCAACGATACCGAGTGCCACGGTATCAATGCCGGTTGTCGGGATAACGTAGTAAAACTTCACCCCGCCCGATCCGGTGTAATCAAGATGCTCATCGGTCGCGCCGGAACCCGCCACGCGGTAGAGGAAGTTCCCCCACCGGACAATATCATCCTCGGCCACCATTTCGCGGCCCGCCGTGCCGTCATAGTTGAACTTAGTAGACAACTGCGAAAAAGAGCCTGCATCCAGACGCCCAGACGCAGCCCCAGCCGCAGCCGCAGAAGCTGCTGCCGAAGAAACCGAGTCACTTATCTCAATAGCACTCGGCCCGTTTATCCACCCACCACCAGCGCCAGACGCCACTAAGAGCTTGCCCGCTTCTGGAGCCTCCATAGTATACTGCGTGAAAGTCCCGTCAAAAGGTATTTGAGCCGTTTTGATTTTATCAGCTTCAAGCTGCTGGATCATCATCACGGCCCGATCCCAGACCGACATTGCCACCGAAGCGTCAAACCGATTCTGGTTCTGCACAGAAATTTCCTGCAGGTAGGGCATGTCCCGCATAATGATGATCTCATGCGTTGCGGCCAGCGGAGTCCCCGAGCTGGGGTAAGTCACCGTCCCGCCGGACTCGAGGTCATATCCCACAACGCTAAAGTTCGTGGTTATTTCCGTCAGTGTTCCCGTCGCGAGCTCGCGTGTGTAGATCAGTATCGAGTCCGCATCGGGGATATTAAACGCAAAAGGAAAACTGGTAGTTGCCCCATTACCAGTGTATACTACGTGGAGTGTTTGAGTGGTAATGGTCATTTAAGGTTCTCCTAAAAGATTAAATCAAGCCAGCTTTGCTTGCCGCTGCGGGCGTCATTGTGGTGGTGAACCAGGTGCGCAGAACCCACGTCACCACGGCCTGCACCGCGACAATCGCAGCGACAATCGACGCCTGCACTTCAGCGTCCATGTCAATCCCAAACGTGGTCAGCAGCATCGCTAACACCGCAACCAGCTGTGTCCAGTTGATTTTCGACAGGAAGGTTGATTTCAGTTCCATGGGTTAGTCTCCTTGCACAGCCGCGCGTTCCACCCGGAATAGCGCAGAGGGTTGCTCAATTTCAAACGTGATCTTGGGGCAGTTGTAGGTCAGGTGAACCCGCAGCTCATACGGGCCGTCAGGCATCGTCGCTAGGGTAGGATAGGCGTAGTCAAGATAGGGCGTATCGGGCAGTCCGCCTCTCCATTGCGCATCAGGCAAATCATAGGCCACGCCGTCCTGATTTACCGCGGTCCGCTGGGAATAAACTGGACAATCATCTCGAGACTTGTCGCGCCAAATCCGCACAATGACCTCGCCTCCCGGCGCGATCGGGCTATTCAGCACTTCAACGCGCTGAAACACCACAGGAATATCGTCGTTAAACGTGCCCCATCGAATGGCCTCGGATGTGAGCACTCCGATAAGCGAAGCCAAGGCTAGCCAAAGCCAAACCCACGATCTGCGTTGCACTGTCATTGCGGTCCTCTGAATACCCAAGAGAACAGCGAAGCGAGGTCTTGGCGAAATGCCACGGCAGCCGCAGCAATGGCGGCAGCCCCTGCAGCCCAGCGCCGAACGCTCGCCCAAAACCACTGGATGCGATCATCCTGCATGAGCAGGCTTCGCACCTTGGCGATTTCTTCCGGGGTCAGTTGTTCAAGGCTCATTGATATTACTTTCAAGACCAGGCGGTGATGCCAGTGGCGGTAGTGCCAGTGGATCGGACGTGCGTAGCGAAAACAGGGTAGCTGCCGACGGGCAAAGCTCCTGTAGTGTATGTTACCCCATCCCAGCCGATGTAGCTGAGTGTCCCACTCACGTTGATCGTAATCATCCGCGCAGGAGCAGTCAACGCAGTCGAGTCATGCGGCGTAACTGCATAAGCGCCCTTTGCAGGTTTGGTCAGAATTTCACTCATTGCTTAGCTCCTTAAGCGGGATACTTGTCCCAGGGAAGTTGCCAGTGCGGGCCGTCAGGAAATCCTTTCCAGTCCCCACCCCATTCAATTGAAATTCCTTCAGCCTGTGCGGCCAACTTGATCGCAGGTGCGATGCGGTGATAGAGCGGCCAGTCCCAGCGGACAACCCCGCCCACCAGTGGCACGATGTCAACTGCGTGTCCGGTCAGGTGGCGACTGCGAAGTGTCTGGGATGCACCCGAGGCGACCAGCTGCTTCTGCCGCTTAAGCGAACGCAAGCCCTCCAGCACCCGAATGTCCACAGGGGTTTCCTGCAGTGCTCGGTTCATCACGCGGATCAGGTCCGGATGGACGCCGACGAGCCGCTCCTTACTCGAGGTGGACCACTTTCGCATTTCAATCTCTCCCATGTTATTCGCCCCTCCGCTCAGGGATGTTGAACGCGTCGTTAAACCCGGCTTCAACCGCATCAAGCAGCCGCGTCAGGTAGAACACGTTCTGATAAGGCACCATCGTAGTGCGTATGTTGTGGAAGGTGCGCTGAGTAGGGTCGTTAAATCCCTGCACCGTCTCGATCAGCTTTTCAGCCATCGAGTAACTCGGCCCAAGGATTTGCCCCATAAGGGAGTCTGCAGTCCGCGTGTTACGCGCCTCGCCGCCGAAGATTGCCATGTCGTTGAGCCCTGGAATTTGCTCGCCAGCTTTCATCCCCTCGCTGAGAATAGCGAACAGGCCCGAGCGGTTAACCGACTCGTAAATCCAGCCTTCCATGTCGAGGTTCTGCATTTTCTCCTGCGCGGAGCCACCTCGGCTCATGGCCCAAGTATAGTATGAAAGCGCGCCTAATGCAACAGAAAAGATTGAACCCTGCAATAGAGCCATATCGGGCTTCTGCAATCCAGCCATCATAATTCTGTTAGTCGCAGTGAAGGTGAAGGAACGGAACTGGGCTACCATTTTGAACGCAAGGTTTTGGTCGACCCAAGACGGGCGGTCGAGGCCTGGGGTGATGATGATGTCGCTGTTGGCGAGTTTATTCAAGGCGGAATTGTAGGCCATCACCGCGTCGGGGTCGGTCCATGAGTCCGTGTTGGGGATTTTCAGCCCGGAGATTTCATCGCTCCCGCCCGGCAGATTGAACTGGTCCCAAATCCTTGCCGCCCACTCTGGACCGATGTTATTGAACGCGAGGAGTTCAAGCGCCGCATTACGTTCCGCCCCATCGGCGCCACTGGACGCGACTCGCACAGCGTTGGCCAATTCGTTGTTCACCACACTCAGCGCCATCCGCTTGTTGAACCCGTTCCAGTAGTCGAACAGGGCAACGAATCCGGTTTTGTTCGCAGCGAACTCGACGCCACGCTCAGCCGCAGATTGCCGGGTAGAATAGTTTTCGCCGAAGTCAAACATCGCATGGCTGCGGTTGTGCAGGATTGTGTCGAGGCCGATGCCCGCGCGGATCGCCATCTCTCGGTTCGCGGTCCGCACCTTGAGGTCGCTAACATATGGAACCCAAGCCTTGCGGAAGGTCTTGCTCAGCCCGAAGTAGAACACTGGCCGCACAATGTCGGGAAGGCTGCTCGGAAGCACCGTCCCCATCTTAGTGAACACGTTCGCGGCCAAGGCCATTCGACCTGCCCGATACGTAAACCCGTTGGCGTTGGTCGGGACTCCCCTCGAATGACGGAACCGATCCACAAGAACGCGCAGATCATCCGCGGCGGTTTTGAACTCCTTATCGAGGCGATTGAACGCCTTCTCCCGTTGCGCCGCAGTCAGCTTGGGATCGGCCCGCACCTTCTCTCGCGCGATTTCCACATCATCGGCTAGGTCCGCAAACCATGCCTGCGCGTTCGGCGTTCCGGTGAGGCGATACAACTCCAGGTCCGATGACATCGTGTGCGCGTAGCTACGGATCACATATTCAGGATCACGTATGAGATACTTGCGCTTGAGGGCGAAAGGCAGGTTCAGCGTCCGCGAGAGCTGCGGACCACGAGACTCGCGCAGGAGGTCCAGTCCGGCCACACGGAAGTGATTGCCTGTCACTTTGTTCAGCAGCAGGTGCGCGTCCTGCTTAACCTGTTCATCGAAGTTGGCCTCACCTTTTTTCAGGTCCAGGTCCGTAGCCCCGCGTTCGCGCCACTTCTGCTCGAAGCCCTCCCGCGCATCCTGCAACGCGGCCCGAGTCTTGTCGGTTTCATCCTGGCGGAATGCGGCCTTTTCTTCAGGCGAGACTTCCGCAGCCTTGGCCCGCAGCCTCTCCGCCCTCACCGCCCGTTTTGCATTGGCCTCCACCGCGGCTTCCTTGGCAAGACGGAGGATTTCTTCGACTTGCATCCGGGCTCCGGCTCGATCAAGCGTTTCACTCTGTTCAAATCTTTCCGCCGCCCGAACAAGGCGAGCTTCAGCAGTATCTGTTTTAGTTGCAAGTCGTTCAATGGAGCTCTCCTCAGTGGCCGCGGAAAGTTTCCGCTGGTTGGCGTTGAAGGATTTAACACTGGCGCGAAGCTCGGCATGGGCCTTGAGTGCGGCTTCGTCCAGCACGTCGTCAGTTAGTTTGGCGAGTTTCTTATCTACCCGCACGGCGGCGCCAGCCACGCGGTCGAGCTGGTTGAGTTGCATCCGCACGAGGTCATCGATCTTGGCGAGGGCATCGGCCTCCTGCGAAGTGGCGTTTGCCCCGATCGTCAGCAGGGAATTGCGATTACGCATGAGCTCGCGGCGACGTTGGTCCAGCTCAGAATACTCCGGCCCGAGCCGCGACTCCATATCCTTGACCTCGAGGCGGATGTCCTCGTCGCTCATCCCTATGTCGCGGAGGTTCTTCTTCGTAGCCTTGATCCGCTCCCGGCCCGAGGACCAGACGGGGTTGACTTCGATGTCGTTGATGTCCTCCTCAACCCGGACAAGAAAATCGTTGGCGCGGGTTTCATCCAGGGTTAGCAGGTCCAGATAGTCCTGCATCTTCTTCGCCGACTTCGAGTGCGCGGTCCAGCTAGTCTGAAACGACGACTGCATCAGGTATCTGCCGTGCGTTTCGAGGTCCGTGAGGAACTCCCCCGTGTTCGCCGTGATGTAGTTCGCATCATACATGTGATGCATGTAGTTCATCTCGACGTCGCCCTCTTTCTGCTCGAGCTTCTCGAACAGTGGCCGGGCATCTTCGCCCTGGAGGTTTTGGCGATGGACGAAATACTCATCGTGCTTTTTCTCGAAGTAATCGAGGGCCTTGCGCGCCCCCTGCACGGCCTTGATCAGATCGGGATCAGTGACTGCCTGCGGCCCGAGGTTAAGCGCATCGAACATGCTTTCGCGGAACTGATTGAAGGACATCTTACCCTGCGGGACGAAGCCAAGGCCGGAGCGGAACTGCGCGGACAGAGCGCCAGGGATTACCTTGGGCGCATTCTTCCCATACAGGTGGGTAACATACGCCGCATCGAGGGTCTGGACGAACTCGGCAATCGCACTGTCGTGGACGCGGGCGCGGTCGAATGCAGTGCCCTCACGCGCAGCCGGCCCGAGGGCATTGGCGTCGGATAGCTTGATGCCGGGGACCTGGAGCTGCGCCGCATGGAAGCGCAAGGAGGCGAAGGAAGAATTGAGCGACCGGGTGAGGGGGTTGAGGCGCGCAAGCATGTCGATGGCGAAGCCAGTCGCCTTGTTCCCGCGATAGATGCCGCCGGGAATTGCGTCGGGCGTGGCTGCGGAAAGACTGCCGCCACCGGGAACTCG